ACACTTATCAGAACCGAGACCATAACAAGAATTACCACTAGGAATATTTGCAGGTCCTTGACCGCCCCAATCGTAGTCCATATCACCTTCTCTGCTTGTGGTGACATAATCATTATTACCATCAAGAATGTCTCCTGAATCTTCATTCGTAATAGTAGTAGTGGTTGTTGTTTTGGTAGTGGTTTCAGTAAAGATTATTTCTGTGCCTTTGTCCTCTTCTGTTTTAACAACGACAGATTCTTCTGTAATAATTACCTCTGGAGTGCAAAGACCTTCGGTGTTAGGTAAGCACGTATCAGCTTTAGAGGATAAGGAATAAAGTGAGAGCCATAAGACCAAAATTCTTAAGAGCATCAAAGTCTCCTTGTTGTGTTTCATCTTTTACAACTATGGTGTAATCATCTCTAAATTTAGATCCTACAGGAATTTTACTAGGATTTTCTTTCCAGTAATTAGCAGCCTCCGTACCAATAAGTCCTTCAGCAGGACACGGGGTCCCTGCATCGAGCATGCTATCCCAGACACGAGGATCTTGACATAATAATGCCACCGCCGCAACTTTCATGCCATATTGGTACATAGCACGACTAGCACGAAGAGTCTCACAAAATTCGTCTGTAACGACATAGCCTGAAGCTAATCCTAAAACATTATTTTGTACGCTAGCTCCAATTCCAAGTTTGCATATATCACTATTATTATTCATGATAGTCGGAGCATTTGCTGTAGGGGGTGTTGAATTGGTTACAACCGTGCTCGACACGGTATTGGTTTCAGCTTTTATATCAGTTATTGTAGCTACTAATGTAAAGAAAAAAAGAATTGTTAGGAGTAGTTTCATCTAACACTTCCATCTTTTTCTTGCTTGTCGTAATCTTGAATTTGGATCTTTTGCTGCTTTGGGAAATTGTTTCATTTGACCAGCAGATCTAGCACAGTAAGATTTTCTACGTTTTGCAGCTTTACTACCTTTCTTTACTTTACCTGTGACTGCTGTTTTTAATTTAGAACCGGGGTTATCTGCTCTATACTTTTTAACACCCGCTTTTGTCATTCCCGCCCCACTTTTTGTGGAGCGGAAATATTTTTTAGTTTTAGGTGGTTGTTTGTCTGCCATTATCCTGTGTAGAAAACATTTACCGTACAGTTTACTGTCGTTACGTTTAAGTTTGACTTAAACACAACACCTTGTTCAGCGATGTTCATTGCAACATCTGATGTACTAGCTACGACAGCTACATTAAACTTGGCAGCACCGCCATCATTAAAAGTTACAGAGCCAGCACTTGCACCCGGACCTATGATAAATCCTTTTAAACGAGAACGTTGAGAATTTATCGTAGTGGTAGCGTTAGCTGCCGCACCTTTAACTAATATGTCAGTATCGAAGGCCATTGTTTACTCCTTACGCAGGTATATCACCAGCAAGTGCTACTGAATTATTTTGTAAATACTTCACAGTCACTGTTGCAGCACCTGTTGTTGAATCACCATTAGCTCCTGTAAAATCAGCTAAAACCTGAATATCGGTTGCGCCAACGTTGGAAGCTTCTGTGTCAAGAGTACCATAAGTAGTACCTAATGCCTTAACATTTACAGCATCAAGAAAAGCATTGGCATCAGCTACTGTTCCTACTGAAATAGTTGCAGCACCGCCATCATTATTTACTGTTGTTACATTCAATACCACATCAGTGATTTGTGAGTTTGCAGGAATTGTTGCTATAACTTGATTTAAGTGAGAAGCACCAATAATATCAGCAAGTGCTGATTGTCCCATTACAACAAAACCTGTGTTCTTGACATCTGAGCCAATAGTAATTCCTGTTGTATCTTTAATCGTTCCAGCTTTTACTGGACCCGAAAACGTAGTTGTTCCCATGTCTATCTCCTTTTGTTAATAGTCCCCGAAGGGTCATGAGGTTAATAAAGTTTTATTTTGACATAAAAAAAGGGCGGATACAACCGCCCTTTTCTGAAAGGATTGTTTATGAAAAAACAAACGTTCCGATTAGGAACCTTGTGAACCGTATACACAACGTGGATCTGAGAAACCGAAAGAATATCTCTCTCTAGCCTTGTATCTCACGTTACCTGTGTCGAAATCACCTTCCATAGCTGTTGCTAATGGAGTTCTTACGAAATGTTTGAATCCGTTAGGTGCGTCGGTCATTATGAAGTATGCATCAGTATCTGTTAGATAGTGATTTACTCTATAACCATCAGGCAACATTGACATATTTACTAATGCGTTAATGTCGTTGTCTGCTGTACCTGTTCTCAATGTTGAGTTAAGGATTCTATCCGCTACGAACATTAGTTGAGGTGGGACAATCATTTTTCTTGCTTGTACAGCAATTTTAAGTCCTCTCTCATCGATAAATTGAGAAATGTCAATCATCGCTTGCTCGAGTGATGTTTCGTTAAGGTCGGCATCGGTTGCATTTCTGTTTGTAAAGTTACCACCGCCCACTGTTGGGTGTGCTGTACTTACAAGTGAAACGCCGTCACCACCTGCAGAAGCTCCTGCTGTAAACGCATTATTTAATACGTTTGCTGCTTTGATCTGCTTAGTGTGTGCCATTGATCTTGCCAATGCTTTTGTGTAACGAGCTGATAATCTGTCATAAAGATTATCTTCCACAGCTTCTTCAGTGATAGAGAATGCTAAAGCAACGGTTTCGTGTGAATAACGTGCTGTGTAAGCTTCGTTCGCAGAGTCAAATGTTACTGCTGCGCCTTCTTGCTTCACAGGAGCGTTACCAAAACCTGTTAACATTACTTCTTCTTCAAAAGCTCTGTCTGATGATTCTTGATTAAAGATTTCAGTGTGTTCGTTTTCGTACTTCTGATATTCCAAGCCAAACAGTGCGTTTAGACCCGGCTCCAACTCTTTAACGAGTTGACTTCTAGATATAGCCATTATTTATCTCCTTATACGCCTGCTGAATTCGGTGCGTAGAAGTGATCGTTGATCTTGATGATTAAGTTTGCGTGATCGCTAGTTAAATCTTCATTATCAGGATCAGTGTCAACACCAACTACTCTTAACATTAAATCTGATGTGTTAAGTGTTGATGAGTCTAATTCACCGCTTGATATACCGTTTACTGTGCTTCCGTTTCCGTTTCCGACAACGTCTGCGTTCATTCCAATTGAAGTCTGACCAGAAGCACCATCAGCCTGAATCAAAAATAATTGATTCGGGTCATCGTACACTCTGATTTTAATGTCAGCGGAACCTTGAGTTGCGGTTGTTGTTGGAAAATAGTTAGAAAATGTCGGTTTGCCATCTGCTGCAGTATATTCTATACCACCAGCAACACCCAAAATTTGTGTGTCACTGTCGCCAGCCACGACGACATATCCGTCAGATCCAAGTTTCACAACTGCACCCTCAAAAATATTCCCTGAGTTATTACCTGACTTCACAGCGTATGTGGTAAAACCACATGAGTTATAGTTTCCGCCTAGCTTTGCTAGTGGGCGTAAACCAAAGGCTGCGTCTGTATTTGCCATTGTATATACCTCCTAAGTATATTTTTAGTTAATTAATCTTCGTTAGGCTTAGGGCCTCCGAAGCTTACTCTACTTTGCCTTTCCTTATGGATTGGCATGTTGGGGTGCTCGTCTTTCATTAAGTCGTTATCAACACTCTGCATTTGACCTTCCGTCTGAGATTTGAAGTAACTATCGCGTTGCTCTTTGATCTCAATCGGACATCGCATAAGAACCAGTCCCCCGATTCCAATGACGCCTTTAAACTTGCCGTCGGCTACTGCAGGTATATCGAGACGGTCGCCGTATGTTTCTGCGTTAACAAATTCATACCCTTGTCTCAACCTACCGTTGACATTCTTATCGTCAGGTATTCCACGATATTCGTATCTTACCCATCGATGATGCCAGCCTTCGTCAGGTTGTGGCGCTTCGAGTGATGAAGGTGGTACCCATGCTTTTGGTCGAGCGTCAGTTTCACGGGTTTCCAACTTGCGTGAAGTTTTATTAAGTTTAGTTTCATTTTCCATATTATTACGCCTCCTTCACGTATCTAGCGTACTCTTCTAACGGCACACCTAGCCTTTTGGCTATTGCTACCTGTGAAGGTGTGAGCCTCACAGATCTGCGTCCATCTTTATTTACGCGCTTTGCAGAAGCAACCGTTTGGACGGGTTTCGATTGCTTTCCGACATTTGCCTCACCGGAAAATTTGTGAGGAAACTCTTTTCTCATTCGAGAATTGATTGCATTATAGTATTCATCTGACTGTGCGTCAAACCCTTCTTCTTCAATAAGTTTCTTATGAATTCCAAAGGCAGCATACGTCATGGCTTCATCTTGACCAAACCATGAGTTATCTCGTGCCCACTTTTCCGCTTTTGGGTCGGGTTGAGTAGGTTGTTGAGGTTGTGGTTGCTGTACCTGTTGAGCTTGAGGAGTCACTTCTGCTTGTAAAGTTTTCTCTTCTTCCAACTTTTTAGTCGCTTTTAGGCGTTCATTATCAAGTGTTAATTGAGAAAGTTGTTCCTGTGCTTTAACAATAGCATCAGCATCTCTTGCCTGTATTGCTCTTTTTAGATTGTCTTTAACAACTTCGGTTTGAGTTGTCACTCTAGATTCAAACTCGCTTAGATATCCTTTATCAAGTTGAGAGTATTTAGATTGGCTTTCATCATACTGTTTTTTTAAACCTTCAGCATACTTTAAAGCTTCCTCTCTTTGTCTCTCTGCTTCTCGATATTTCTTTGTAAGTCGAGCTATTCTCTTTTGAACAGAATCACTATAATCATCTAAACTGTCTTCTGTTTTTTGTTCTTCTGAACTTGTTTCACGTGAAACCTCTTCATTTGTTTGTTCAACGTTAACTTGTTCCTTTACTTCACCGTGATCTTTTGTTTCTTTTTCGTTTTTAGATTCTTGTTCGTCTAAAACAATTTCTACTTCATCACCGGAAGTATCTAGATCTACCATTTTGGATTTATCTTCAGCCATGGTTTACTCCTTGTCCTTTTCTAGTCTTATGTTAGATGGAAGAATACTTAAAGGATCATCTACTTGTGCAATGACTTCATCATCATTTACAATTCGTAGTTCCCCACCATCAATGTACAAACGAGATCCTGCATATTTGGTAATAACTACCCAGTCTCCTTCTTTGCACCAAGGGCCATCAGGGAAACGATCTTTGTCATTATAAGCTGAAGGTCCTACCTTCAAAACTTTACAAACGTTTCCTGCGATTTGTGCCATGGAAATTGTGTCATCGGTTAGATAAACACCACCTTTAGTTTTTTCTTCTAATTTGACTGGTAACAATAAAAGTCTCCAGCCCGTCGGATTTGGCAGCCTTTCAGCTTCAGATTTTTCCTTCTGCTTTTCTACCTTTTCTTTTAAGTGCTTAGGCACTATCAGTTTCGTCATCTATTAGCTCCTGTTTTTTTAGCAGGTCCGAGAGTTCCTGTAAAATGTTAGTATATGCTAAATACTCACCAACAAGTTTTTTGTACTCATCGTAAGATTTTGCATTACCATTACTAATAGCAGACGAAATGTCACTTTGTCTAGTCTTAATTGTTTTTTTTAAATGGTCTGTAAATTTAATTATGTCCACGTTTATAAGCTTGCCATGTGATCGCTTAGTCTTTTTGCACGATTAGGGGTTTGTTTTGCCCACCTCGAATCAAGCATTTCGGTTGCACTATCTGAATAAGAGCCTTGTTCTAAATGTTTTAAAGCGTTCTTAAATTTACGAACTCCTGCTTCACCCATTTGATAAACCATATGAATAATGATCGCTTTGGCTTCATCTTTGATATCCCAACCACCACATATGTTCATGCCGCCTTCACAAGCACGAGAAAAATCTTTTTCAAATAATTCTTCCCAACCTTCTTTGGTTGTTGGAATTACCTCACCGTCTATTATTTTATGACCATAGCCACCAGTGGGGTAACCCTCTGTGTCAATATAGACTTCTAATTTATATCCTTCTTCTTTTTTAATCTCTTCTTTTAAGTGTTCTAAATTCATGATCCTATTCCCCAGTGTTTTGCGTGTTCGTCTATTTTTTCTTTTTTGCGTAAGTTGAAACCATTTTTGGCTTTGGACCAGTATTTCCAGCGGCACGCTTCCTGCGCACGGCGGATGTTTTTTGAGATTTGTTCATAGATCGCGCTTTTGCGATAGGAACGCACTTCGGATACTTCCTCTTTGAACTCTTCGATGATTTTCTTCCACATGGTTGATACTTTCCGTCTTTTTTAGGTGCTCCTATGTCTACCCATTTTTCTTTAACCCAAGCTCGTAGACCTTTTTTTGCCATTATGCACGCTTAGTGACTTTTCTTCTATTGGACATAATGCCGCCGCACCCTTTAGCAACACCACCTTGACTATAGTTAGAAACTTTTTTTCTGTCTTGAGAAGTTTTGTTAATCATTCCGCCACTGGCTTTTTTCTTAGGTTTCTTTTTACCGCCGGGTTTTACTTTCCCCGAACAAACGGCAGAGGCATACATATTTGCATACGCACTAGGATAAACATCAAATTTACGTTTAGCAGCAGCTTTTCCTTTTGCACAAAGTTTTCCCATTACTTTTTCTTCTTTACCTTTTTCTTAGTCTTCTTTTTGATGACACCACGTGCCATTAAAATATCTTTTTTGGTGATCTTACCATCACCACTCATGTCTGGAAATTTTTTCTTTTTCATCCTTGGCCCCTATTTTTTTTAAAGCTGCGTCGCTTGTGTTTATTCATAGTAGATGTACTTATTCTACCACGACCTATTGTAGTCTTTTTAACTACATGATCAATAGTGCTATTAACTTTTTGTTTTTTCATGTTCACATACC